AGCCAGCCGCGCGTGATGACTTCCTCGGGCGCGGTGATCTCCTTGGCGGTCACCCACGTTTCGGAGTTCGAGGCGGCATCTTCCCATACGACTTCCACGAACTTGTACGGGGGCTTGTAGGTGGGTTTGGCCTTGGTCATGCCAGCACCCGGATCCGGCCGCCGAGAACATGCAACTCGCCGCGCTTCATCATTTCCACCACTTCGGAGAGCGGTTTCGGTCGAGCCTGCATGCAGATCAGTTCGCCAGCGAGCGACCACGCCGCACTCTCGGTTATTTTCCACGACGTGATGCGAAATCGCGACTTGTCGGCAGCCCGCAAACACTGCACCATTTGTTGCACGACGCTCATTTCCCTGACCCTTTCACATTCACCAAGGTCAGTCCGCGCTCCGCCAACCACTGCAGCATGTGGTCCGCGTCGGAGAGGGCGCCGCCGTCTGCGAGGTACTCGCCGCAGTCAGTTGCGCCGTGGCGGCGGGCGGGATAGACGCGCTCCAGGTAGTCCGTGAGGGCGGCTTTGGGGGAGATGCGGCGCGGTAGGGAGTGGAGTTCGGCGGTCATGGAAAAAGCCTCAGTGTCTCTTCGGCGAGCGCCCGAGCGTCGTTGCAGCCAGCGGCTATTTGCTCAATCGCCGCTTTGCAGGCATCCATGGCGGCCTTTATCTGCCGTTGCCGATCATATTCGCGGTCCCGTCGCTCGCTCTCCAATGACCACTGATTCTGGCGTTCTTTATTTCGTGCCTCGATAGCTTCCGGGTCATGCTGTTTGCAAAAACCGTACTTGGTGCCTTTGACGTCGCGAAACACTACCGGCTTGCGGACGCACTGATGCGTAGGAAAGAAGCCGCTACCATCCCTGTCATGCACGGACTCGCGACACTGTGCCGGGTCGCCGGGCTTCTTGTCGAAACGTCCCTGCCATATATTCGTCACGCCGCTTCTCCCAAACCGCGCCGCGCCGCAATCACAGCCAACGCCGCATTGGAGAGCTTTTCCATTTCGCGGCGAAACTCGAACGGCACGAAAATTGGCTTTTGATTCTTGAGGTTCATGGGCGGCTCCCGTTGCTTTCCGGCGCAAACCTACACGCTAGTTACGAATTGTCAACGCTTTTGTTGGGGCGCTTTTGCCAAGCCTGGATCACAAAGGGGCTCGCCAGCGCGGCGCAAACGGCCATGGTGGCGAGGACTGCTGTTAGGTGAGGCATCCGGGTCAGCTCCAATGGCCGCCGTAGCGACGGAACGCCGTCAGGAATTCGAATTCCGCCTTGTCCGGGCTCCAAAACTGAAGGCGCACGCCGAGCGGCGGTTCGGTCAGTCGCCAATCGGCCGGCGGATTCCCCATCGCTTGGTCACGCTCGTCGGCGAGAATCATGTTGTCCATACGCTTCACGAAGGGCGGCATCGGCCATGTGAGACCAAAGCGCTGCGAAATGATCCGCTCCAGTTCCGCCTCGATGTGCTCGTAATTGGTCAAATGTCGCTTGATCGGCCGAATGACGTCGGCCAGGTACACCTCCGAGGCGTCATGCAGCAACGCGGCCAAGGCGAGCCCTTCCGGTGCGGCGTTTGCCATCAGCACGCAATGCTCAGCGACCGAATAGAAACGCTTGCAGTGGCCACCGTAGCGGCACAACTTGGCCAGCGCCGCAGCAATGTCCTCGATGTGAATCTCGTCTTCGCGGGGATCCAATGGCCAAAACTGCCGCCCGGTCGCCGTCTGCATCCAATCGCCACGGCGAAAGGTGTGCAGCGGCGCATCTCGACACGGGCCGAGTCCGCAGATGCGGCACCCGCTTCTTGTAGTGCCCTGCCGCTGCACACAGTCCGCTATCGCTTGCGGCGTCATACCCGCTCCTTTTCCACTTTGCACGCCGCCCGCCCCGCATCAGTCACCCGCACGTCGGCATAACCCGCGCCTTGTTCCATCAGGCCCCTCCCCATCAAATCAGCCAGGTCATCCCGCCAAATGGTTGCGGTGCGGCCCCTATCCGTCGCGGCGCGCAGCATCGTTTCGCAGAAGTGCCACGTCCAACGCTCGGGCCGGTGGTGCGTGTGCAGCGCCAGAAAGCGGAGCTGGTTTGGCGAGAGGGGCGCGAGGGGCGCCTCTTCTGCGAAAGCGACCACACAGTTACATTCGGGCCGGTGCTCGTGACAAATGCAGGGGACCGTCACGCCTCGTCCCCACTCGCTACCCAATGCAAGAGCCGCACGACTTGCCACACTGACCAGGCTGCGACCACGGCGGCGGCAACCGCCAACGCCGCAAGGAGAACTAACACCGTTACGATTTCCATCAGACGCCTCCCGGCTGCACGTAGCAAAACACGTAACCCGAGCGGCTCAGGAACACGACGCCATGCCCCGTTGGGTTCGATTTGTCCCACTTCAGCTTGTTCACGGGGATCTCCACTTCCGTCCCGATGTCCACATGCGGCCTTTTCAGTGGTGCATCCGGACGGTCGTCAGTGACCACAGCGAACGTCTTGCCCTCGCGGACATGGAATTCATCCGCCCAATATGCGTCCGCTTCGCCGCAGCAGCTCGCATTGGGAACGTCCGGCTGCATTAGGGTTTGAAACCATTCGTCAAGCTCGGGGCGCTCGTGGTCGTGTGCGTGCGGGCGCCCCGTGCCGAGTAAGAGGATGACCATCGCCCATGCGGCGATAGCGAGTAAAGCGACCAGTTTCTGTGTCACCGTCTGTCCCCCTTGGTTTCCCATGCGACGTGCGAATAGGTCCAGCGTCCCCACTTCGCCTTTTCCGCGGTGCGAGCGCTACCCGCGGCCAAGCCCGCAACGGCGAGCAGTAGCAGCAGGATCCAACCTCGCGTTCCAGGCAGTCCGGGGGTCACCCCCGCACCTGCTTTTCGAGCCCCGCAATGATCCGGTTCACCACGCGCGTTCTCTTTTCCGCCCGGTAGAATTCGAGCACGACCGAGGCGTGGACAATGTGACCCGGTAAGCCGCGCGGGTTCGATTGCGCCTCGATGAGGGCGCGGGAGCCAGCCTCGCGTGCGCCGTTGGCTTGCACCTGCCGGCCCGCGAGGTTCGCTTTCTCGTTTGCGGCAATCGCCATCAAGCAAGAGGAGCGCCACTCCGGTAGGCCGCCGGCAGCCCGAGCCGCATTGCGCCGGGCGCCGCGATATGAAGCGGCTGCGCGCGGGGCTTTCTTCGGGCCGAACGTGATTGCTCCGCGGTTTGTGGTGAGCGTATCCATTTCCAAGTCCCCTGCGCGTTGCGTTAATTGCGACCTTATTCCGTAAAAACGATTTGTCAACAGCAAACTAAAGCGCAACGCGGAGCACCACTAAGCCGTCCACCGTTACGAAGTCTTCGCCCTCTTCTCCCTCCAGCGCCCCAACCTGCTCCTCCCCTACGCCCCATTCCAGCGCAACGCACTCCTGTATCCATGCCCATGGGGCGCCGGGATCGCCGGGGAGGAAGCCGGCGCTGGCCCATGGCGTGCCGGTGAGGGTCACTAGGTGGACGTGGCGCATCTGGCGTGGGGCTGGAGCGGCGGCGCGTGGCGGGAAAGTGAGGAGAGTGGCGGTCATGTGCTCAAGTCCTGTTGTCGTAAATGATCTTGCTCGTGTCCAAGCAGAGCGGAACGGAAAGGCCGTTGTTGAGCGGCTGATCCCAGATGCGGCCATTATAAGAAATGTGGCCGATTGCATCGACGGTGCCGCAGACGAGAACGTTGACCGGCCGGAATGTCGAGCAGCCTTCGCCGCTTTCGTCGCGAATTTCGCAGTAGCATTCCGACAGCCACTTCAATGTGCCTTGGCGCATTTCGCCGCGAATGTTGGCGTAGTATTTGGTCATCTGCTTCGTCCTGTTTCTGTTTGTAACTTATCGGTTAATTACGAATTGTCAACGGCGTCACCGCGAAAGTCACGTCATCCACACCGAACAAGCCGATGGAGCGCTTGCATAGTTCGCGCTCCAGATGAGCCATTGCGGACTTCGCCGTCCCGCCGTGGAAGTGCAAGGCGTCATATCCGAGCCAAAACGTTGCAGTCCATTTCGGGCCGCCCCGATGGGCGCAGACAGCAAAACGGTCATCGGCGCAAAGCGGAGAAGCTGAGCCCTTGGGGACCGCAGGCGAACGAAGCACCCAGCGCTTGCCGCAAGTGGCGTGATGGTCGCGCTCCGCGGTCCAGGTGAAGTCCACGCGGTTGGCTTCGCGAGCCGGTTCGGTGATTGTGACTTTCTGCTGCTGCACGTTGCTTTGCTCCCGTTTCCGATAGACGCAACTTAACTAGTTGTTTACGAATTGTCAACACCTAAGTTTGCTCGGGCGCAACTATTTGTCCCGAAATGCCCCGCGCAGGGTCGAAATAGACCGCCGAGGGTCGTGTCCCAAGGCCGCGTTCTACGGCCGTTCTATCGCCATGTTCTAAAATACGTTCCGCCTTGTTCTAAGTGTTTTCAAGCACTTGCGAGGAAATTACCAAGGGCTGTTTTCGCGAAAATCCCATAGAACGCCGTTTTTGGCCTCAAAGACTCACTGTAGCGGCGCGACACCCCCACGGCGGCCGAGGGGTGTATCGTTTCTAGCTTAAGTCTTTCTCTCTATATTCTTGTTCTACTGTTCTAAATAGAATAATAGATAAAAAGAGAAGGCTGTTTTAGTAGTTGTTTCAACAGCTTGCTGGCAAATCGAAAATAGATCGGCCCTAGAACATTTTTAGAACGAGGCTAGAACGGCACGGATACCGCGTTCTACGGCCCTGCGTCTTGACCTACCCTGGTAAATGTTGTATGTGCATTTTAAGGAGAAATGACAATGAAATCAATTTACGAGCAGGCATACAGTTTCCAAGCGCACCAGAAAACACGCAAAGAACTCGCCGATGAGAAGTACGCGCGGCGGCTTGAACGCGACCTGAAACGCGCCGAGGCGAAGGCCCTGGAAACCGCTGCGCGGGTGCAGCGCAAGGCGGATCGGCGTGCTGCGGCGAAGGCCAAGCGAATCGGATTGCGCCAGCAACGGACACAGCGCGAAGCCCGGCGGCTCGAAAAGGCCAAGGTCAAAGTCGCGGCAGTGACGAAGCGCGAGACCGTCCGCGCGATCAAAGCCACACCAAAGCCGCGCAAGCCATCCCTGAAGCAATTGAATCGCTTGGCGCTGCAACAGCGCCTGGAGAGAAAGGCGGCTCGGAAAGCGCGGCTCGTCGCATTTCCCGCGCCCGCCGCCCTGCCCCCGCTCCCCTACCGCCTCGCCGCGCCCAAGCTGCCGCCCCTTCCGTATTGAAAAGAATCTGCTGTATTGCTGGGTATTGCTCCGTTTCTTTGTTGACATTTCGTTTTTAAAAGGTATGTTAAGACATCGAAACGGAGCAAGCAAATGGCACAGAAATTCGAAACGGTCTGCATCACCCGTCACGGCCTGGATATGATCTCGACCTCGGGCGTCGATGCGGCGGCCTCGGTGACCTATCACGGGTGGACGCCCGGCGCCGTGTACGATCCCCGCGAAGGCGTCAAGAGTTTCTGGCTGGTGCCGTGTGGCCGCCCCGGAGATTACAGGTGAGCCGTAAAAAGAGCGGGTCGAAAGGCCCGCTTCTTTCCGATCGCGAACAAGGCGATATCAAACTGTGGTTCGGTTGGGGCTCAATATTGGGCTATCCGACCGGGCCGCGCGACTATTTGCGCGAGGCACTGAAATCCGCGCACCGCGCCGAGTTCTTGGCCATGGCGCGGCCGAAACGTAAAGCCATTCTGCGATTCGTTATCGCCGAGCACGCGCGGCGACGCCTCCCGCCCCTTCCCTACTAGACGGCACGGCCTTTTCGTATTTAACGTGCTAACCCGTTTTTAACCACCTAGCGCCTACCCTCACTGCGCCGCCGCTGTCCGGCCAACCCGCCAAGTCAGATATCAGGGGTTCGGGCCGACGTCGCGGCGGCAAATTTAAAGGGGCGGACGTGAACATTTACGCAATCGAGCCTTGGGAATTTTGGGCCGTGGTGATCGGCCTGCCGCTGGACGCGCTGGCGCTATGCTGGCTCGCGTGGACAAGCGTCAGGGGGCGCGCGTGATCCGGTTCCTATTCCCACTGCTGCCCTTCCGCCTCGCTGGCATCATGGTTTCCACGGGCTGGAAGGGGACCGAGTGGTTCGCCTTGTCGCTGTTCCTTGGCAATCGCCGCATCATGTTTCACCACAGCGCTCGCGTCAGGTTCAAGATCGTTCGCGTCATGCAACGCTATCCCGCGAGCAAGCCAATCTGGGGGCGCGCGTGATCGCCGCCGCAATAGGGTTCGGCATCATCCTCGGGCTGCTTGCCGGCGCCGTCGGCATGCTGTGGGCGCTATCCAACGCACCCCCGAGGTTCCCATGGTGATCCAAATCCCCCTAAGCGCTTCCGGCCCCGCTGACGCCTTCGCTGCGACCGTGGAAGCGCACCGTGCCGCCCTCGCCGCGCATGCCGGCGGCCCTCCCGGCGTTGCCGCCCCCGTCGCCCCTGCCTTGGTCAGCTCGCTCGTGGTCCGCGTGCCCCGCGGTGACCCATTGCCGGATGCGTTCCAGGTGCTCCCCTTCGAAGTGGTGCCGGATCGGACGCCTGAGGTGTCGCAAACGCTCGCGGTGCTGCGGGAGACGCTTGCCCCGTGACCCCTCCCGACCTCCCGCCCCTACCCTACGGCCCTCTCAGCAAGTCGCCACTTGCCGCGGCAATGATGCGTGCGCCGAAGGTTGGGGCCAAGCGCGGCGTGGTGCTCAAAGATGCGATCATTGCGGCCGCTGAATCGGTTGGCTTTGACGGCACGGGTACGGACGGCCTGACCGGCTACCTGCGCCTGGTCGCCACTGTCGATGTCAAGGCGTTTTGTTCGCTGCTGGGGCGGGTATTGCCTTTGACGCTCAAGGGCGATGGCGAAGGCGGCGGGATCATCGTCGAAATTGTGAAGCGTACCTACGCCACAGAAGCCCATGGCGACGATCCAACTTCCGCATAACGGTTGGGAGCCTCGCCGCTATCAACAGAAACTATGGGGCTACCTGCAGTCAGGCGGCAAACGCGCCGTTGAGGTCGCACATCGCCGTTGGGGAAAGGACGACGTTCTCCTGCACCATACGGCAATCGCTGCGCACGAGCGGGTTGCCTCATACTGGCATTGTTTACCTTTATATAGTCAAGCGCGAAAAGCCATATGGACCGCCGTTAACCCGCATACAGGCAAGCGGCGCATCGATGAAGCATTTCCGCACGAGCTGCGGGCTTCAACCAACGACCAGGAAATGTTCATCCGATTCAAAATTGGATCAACGTGGCAGGTTATTGGATCCGATCGCTACAATACGCTCGTCGGCGCCGGCGTCGCGGGCGTGGGGTTTTCCGAATATGCACTGTCCAACCCATCGTCGTGGGGTTACATCCGACCAATGGTCGAGGAGAACAACGGCTGGGCCGTGTTCATTACCACGCCGCGCGGTCGCAACCATGCAAAGTCGTTGTTCGATATGGCGAAAGCCAACCCGAAGTGGTTTGCCGAGATATCCACGGCGCATGATACCGGCGCGCTATCCCCCGAGTCCCTGGAAGAGACCTTGGTGGAGTACAAGGCCCTGTATGGTCAAGATTTAGGTCAGGCGCAATTTGATCAGGAATACGACTGTAGTTTCAACGCCGCGATCCTCGGCGCCTTCTATGCCCGCGAGATGCATGCGGTACGGCAAGAGGGGCGTATCCAGTCAATCCAGCCGATACCGGGGCGGCCAGTGCATCGCGCTTGGGACATCGGCGTGCGCGATGATACCTCGATTTGGTGGTTCCAGGTCGTCGGGCAGAGGGTCTATATCCTGGATTGCTACACCGCCAGTGGCGTGGGTGTCGACCATTACGCCGAGGTAGTCCACGCTCGTGGGTTCCAGGCTGGCAACGATTTCGTCCCCCATGACGCCAAGGTGCTGGAGTGGGGCTCGGGCCGGACCAGGGTCGAGCAGATGACTGCGCTGGGGCTCAATCCCGTCGTGGTGCCGCTCGCTGGCAAGATGGACGGCATCAACGCCGCGCGCATGACCCTTAGCCGGTGCTTGTTCCATCCCCGTACGGAAGAGGTTGGAATGGCCGCGCTGGAGCAATACCGGCGTGAATGGGACGACGACAAGAAGGCGTTCAAAGCGTCCGAGGTCCACGACTGGACGTCGCATCTGGCCGATGCGTTTCGGTATCTGAGTATGGCATGGCGTACCGTCCCCGTGCATATCGATGTGAGCATTCCCCAGCCCAAGGCGGGCCAGACGATGCTCCCGCCGCCGCCGTCCGAGGGGAATGGGATCGGCACGCGGATACGGATTTAGGCATCTGTTCACATTTCGCGTTTACGGTGTCTAACAACAACACCTCCCACGCCTCTCATAGAAGCGCCTCAGGGAGGTTTTCAATTCGGAGGGCGCGAGCGGCCTCTGATACGCGGCGACGGCGTTTGGCCTGACTATAGGGCGTCGAAGTCGGGAAGTTCGGGGGTGCGCTCCCCGGCCCGCGTTCCCTTACTATTCCTTGACATTTCGCGTTTACAGTGGCGGTCTCCTGTCGGAAAACCTCTGCGGCGTCATGCCCCGTATGTCCCGGCAATGTGGTGGCTCTCGTTCATGGGGCGTCATCCACTGCTCTCGGGACAAAACCGTCGCCTTGCGGAGTTGATCGCCGCAAAGCCGGGACAAACCCAAGGGCCTCCCTTACTATTCCTTGACATTTCGCGTTTACGGTGGGAGTTCACGCGCCGCGCGAGGACTCTGCCCTGTGATCCCCATCGCCCAGACTTACTCCGCAAATCAATGGGATGCCAAGAGCTTCTGGTGTCACGTTGATCGTGAAGAGCAGCAGGAGGTGCGAGCTGCGGCTGCATATGACAGGCCGATCGACCGTCGAAAGATACGCGCGTCAGTGGTGACGGCAATCCTGACTTACGCGATTCCGGCGGGGAACGCATGATGCTCGCCCGCGCCGGTCAGATCATCCGCGATAAGGACGGCAACGCATTCGCGACCGTGACACGCGACCTGTTCCGCGGCGATATCGCACGCAGGAGTGATCTCATATTCGCCGACGGCCATGTGCCCGTCTATGGTGAACCGATTCCAAGCCCCGTGCTGGACGCTCTGTACGGGGTTACCGCATGAGCTACGAGGAAGAGACCGATCCCCCCGGCCTGACTGACGGCCTAGACGAATCCAACGTGGACGCGACGCCCGGCATCTCCTCGCCGAGTAAGGGCTGGCTCAAGCTCATCAGCGACGCAGAAAAGACGTTCCACTCCTATCAGACCAAATCCGACAATATCGACAAGCAATATGCCAATCTCGAACGCCTCGCGGCACTGAACCGCGACCGCGAGATCCAGCTCTTTTGGGCCAATGTTTCGGTTATGGCCCCCTCCACGTATTCCCGGCCGCCCGTTCCCGTGGTCGTTCCAAGGTTCAAGGCTGATGGGGAGTTGCCGCGTACCGCGTCCGAGATGCTCGAACGCGCGACCATTGTCATGTTCGAGCGCGAGAACGTCGACGGCGAGATGCGGCTCATCCGCGACGATTTGGTCATTCTGGCGCGCGGCGCCGCTTGGCTGCGCCTGGAAGGCACGAACAAGGTTTGTATTGACCAGGCCGACCGCAAGGATTGGCTCTGCGAGGCCGCGCGTAAGTGGAAAGAAGTTGATTGGGTCGCCAAGCGCTCGTGGCTGACGGAGCCGGAGGCGCGCAAAAGGTTCCGCAAGGCCAGCGGCGACGCATACAAATCCCTTTCCTATTCCGTCCGCAAGGATGCCGAGGCCGACAAGGACGACGGCGCGTCGAAGGCTGGCATCTGGGAACTGTGGTGCAAGTCCCGCAACAAGGTCGTTTGGGTTTCGGAAGGCGCCGAGGTTTGCCTCGATGAAGGCCCGCCGCACCTGAAGCTTGAAGACTTCTTTCCGTGTCCCCGCCCCGCCTTTGGCACGTTGCAGCGCCGCTCGCTGGTGCCCGTGCCGGATATGCTGTTCTACAAGGACCAGCTCGAAGAGATCAACGAAATCACGGCGCGCATCGCCGCGCTGACACAGGCGTTGCAGGTCCGCGGCTTCTATGGGGCCGGGGCCGGCGAAGTTGGCGACGCCGTGGAAAAGGCGATCAAGTCGACGTCCAACAACGCCCTCCTGGTTCCGATCGCGAACCTGTCCGGTTTGAGCGGCGTGGCGCTGAAGGATGCCATTGCGTGGCTGCCCACCGACGTGATCAGCGCGACCATTACGGCCATTGTCGCGCTCCGCAAAGAACTGATTAACGACGTGTACGAAGTCACCGGCCTTAGTGACATTATGAGAGGGCAGACCGAGGCATCCGAAACCTTGGGGGCGCAGCAGCTCAAGAGCCAATACGGCTCGGTGCGCATCAAGGACCGGCAGGACGAACTGACCCGCGTCGCGCGGGACATCACGCGCATCACCGCCGAGATCATGGCGGAACATTTCAGCGGCGAAGTGCTGATGGAAATGAGCCAGATGACGCTGCCGAGCGCGCGGGAGATCGAGGCGAAGGCTGCGCCGCTCAAGGCCGATCTGGCGAAGGTGCAAGCCGAGTTGCCAAAACTGCAGGCTCAGATGGCGCAGTTGCAGCAGGAAGTGGCGCACGCGCAGCAGGATCCCGAAGTCCACCAGATGGCGGCTGAGAAGCCCCAAGAGGCGCAACAGGTGGTGCAGCAGATCCAGCAGCAAATGGCAGCGGACCAGCAGAAGGCGCAACAGATGCAGGCTGCGGGCCAGCAGGCCGAGCAGCAACTCCAAGCGCTCGAAGCCACGATCACCATTGAGAAGGTGATGAAGCTCCTCCGCGCCGAGAAACTGCGTCCATTCATCCTGGATATCGAAACAGATTCGACCATCACGCCGGACGAGAACGCCGCCAAGCAGCGCGCGACCGAGTTCGTCACCGCCGTCGGCGGCTACATGAAAAACGCCATGCCGCTGGTCGAGACGATGCCGCAGAGCGCGGCCATGGTTGCTGAGACGTTGAAGTTCATCACGAATCAGTACCGCGCCGGCCGCGAGTTGCAGGGCGTCATTGACAAGTTTGCCGACGAGATGAAGGCCAAGGCGGAACAGCCGCCCGCGCCCAATCCTGCCTTGGTGGAAGCACAGCAGAAGGCGCAGCAAGCCGCCGCCAAGACGCAAGCGGACACGGCGAAGCAGCAGTCCGACGCGCAAATCGCGCAGGGCAAACTTCAAATGGAGCACGAAAAGCAGCAGTTCGAGCAGCAACAGGCCGCCACACAGCAGCAGATTGACGCGCAAGCCGCACAGGATGCGCACGCCTTGGCGAGCCAAAAGCTGCGGCTGGACGGGGCGGTCCATGCCGCCAAGACCGCCGAGACGGATCAGAAGCACGCCCTCGAAATGCGCAAGGCGGAACTGGCTTCGCTGACGCAAATCGAAGTTGCGCGCATCGGCGCGAAGCAGGACGCGGACAGCGTGGCGATTACCAGCCAGCTTGAGGCGCTGCTCGGCTTCGCTCAGATGGCGCACGAGAAACAGCAACAGGCGCAGGAGCAGATCCACGAGGCCGACCTTGCCGCCGCTGACCAGGCGCACACGCAGGAACTCGCGACGCAAGGTCACGAGGCGAGCGTGGCGGCTGCTGCGGCGAAACCGGCACCGGGGGCCAAATAAATGGGTATCCCCTTTGTTGTTGTCGCTTCCGGTGGTCTTCCCGTCATCAACTCTCCCGCCGGCATTCCAATGGATATCGCGACCAATGGTTTCGGCATTCCCGTGACAATCGCGACCAACGGGTTCGGCATCGCCGCGAACCTCAACGGCTACAATCCTGGCGGCGCGTTCGTTCCAACCTATTACTTTTTGGGGTTCTAAACCATGGCAAACATCACTCAGGTTAATTTAACCGCAGGCGTTCCGACTGGTCCGGCCGGAGCCGTGACCGTTTCGACCATCGACGCCTTGATGGCGGATGGCGGCCAGGCGACGCTCGGCCTCACGACCGGCGCAGCCGTCACGACCGACGTTCCCGGAACGCTGCAGCAGTACCTTCGGGGACTGGTGAAGCTGTTCGGAACGGGGTTCACCATCACCAACGCGAATGTGAACGGCGCTGTTGCATCCGCCGCATCGGCACCGGTCGTCATCGCGACGGACCAAGCGACGCTCTCTGTTTCACAAGACACGGCGAAGCTGGCTAATAGCGTCACCGGCACCAACCTGACGCCGAAGTTCAAGAACATCACGGCATCTGCGTCTGGGGCAACAACCATCGTTGCCCTTGTCGCAACCAAGAAAATCCGCGTCTTGGCGTGGGATTTGAAGGTCAACGCTGCCGTGAATTTCAAATGGCAATCGCACATCACGCCAACCGATTTGACCGGGCTTTATTATTGTTCTGGCCAAGGCGACGGCGTGGCGCGGGCATACAATCCGCTTGGCTATTTCGAAACGGTCGCGGGTGAAGCGCTCGACATCAACCTGTCCAGCGCGGTCGCGGTTGGCGGCGTTCTCACTTACGTTGAGGTCTAGCCATGGCAGCGCGTTTTTGGGTTGGCGGCACGGGCACATGGGATAACGTCTCAACTACAAACTGGGCTACGACGAGCGGTGGCGCTAGTGGCGCGGCGGCCCCAACCATATCTGATGCGGTAACCTTCGATGGCAATTCCGGGGCATCCGCCGTCATCACCACAAATGCGAACGTCACCGCATTGAGCGTGGCGCTTGGCACGACTGGCGGCAATTTCACCGGCACTCTGGATTTCTCCGCTCATAACAACAGCCCAACCTTCACCGCGTTTGCCTTCGGCGGCAGCGGTGCGCGAACGCTTAATCTTGGCAGCGGCACGTTCACTATATCGAATAACAGCAGCGCTATCCCGTGGGATATGTCCACACTTACTGGCCCCCTGACCTTCAATGCTGGCACGTCTACGCTTGTATTTTCTGGAACAACAGTCAACGGGCGGCTGATCACTTTAGGAAATGGCCTAACATATTCTACCGTCACCGTAGGGCCGGGCACCGCTGGCGTGGTAAGCAATTTTTCTTCTACGAACGTCACCATCGGAACGCTTAATCTTACTACTGGCTTTCTTTTCCCTACCAGCGGTACCACTATTATTTCGACGGCTTTAAACGTGACAGGAAGTTCCGGTAGCCCGATTTCTATTGGATCAGCAAATGTGTCGCTTCCTGCAACTGTTTCTGTTGTTGGTACTTCGGCAATTATATGGGCTGGGATACAGCGGTTGGCATTTACAACCAGTGCGGTAATCGCAACCAACGCCTTTGACTTCGGTGGCAACTCCATGAACGGAGGCTCTATTACGCAACCATCCGGCGGCGGTGGCGCCCGAATGATCGGAGGCTAACAAGTGACAGTTGGTCTGCTTAGTTTTTGCGCGCAACCGAATAGCAACCGCGTCACCATCAACGTCCCCGGTGGCAGCAATTTTCTGAATATCGCCAAAGGTTTCAACTTGGTGACCCCGCCGAGCAACGCAGATTCCAATGGATATCCGATCAACACTCCTGCCGTGGCGCTTCAAAATAACGGCAGTCTGATCCCCAATTATTACGGGAAGTATGTCTGGAAAGGCGATGGAGCCTTTTCCATGCAGTTTATAGGTCTGCCCGCAATCATCTATAGTGGAGCGCAATTTATCAGCGGATCAGGCAACGTTGGCGGGGTGGGATCGGTCGGATCGAATGCCACGGTGCCGGTCAGACTTCGAGGGTCGTTTTCAAGTGCGGCGGCTTAATCTCTTCTGTCAGTGGCGGAAACGGATCGCTGGTAACAATCACCACGGCTATAGCTCTCAACACTGGTGGAGGCGGCGTCGGGACCGGGACACAAATATCTCTAGGTCAAGGAGTAAGCTCGAACTTATCCAGCGGACCCAATTCTGACGGCTCTTGGACAGTTACACAGGTCAGTAGCACGCAATTTACGCTGAACGGCTCAACCGGGGTCATAAGTCCAACGGTGACAAACACGGGCGGCGTCGGCGTCCAATCGGAAGCTGTGCTGAGCTTCTCGGCTATAGGAGTTAAACTTCTAAACTCCGGCGTCTATGCAAGCTTCACCAACCTGGTCGTCTGCGCCTTGGCGGACGAGGCCGCGATCACCAGCGGACAAATCTACAATTCGACACTTGTCAGCCAGATTCAATACCTCATGAACAGCGCCTCGCGCGGATCGCCCGGCTGGCTTCGGTTCATGGACGTGTCTGGCGTGCAGGGCAGTTTCGAGTGCGATTTTTCGCAACGTATTCCAGCAACAGCGATGTGCTGGAACGTATCCTCTAATGCGCCCCCCGGATATCAAACGACCAGCGCAAGCGGCGCGATCACCAATGGTGGCAGCGATGCCTACACCTGCGCAGTTGCAACAACTGTGTCAGTCTGGAACGGCTCGTCCTACATCGACAATGCTATCATTCAGGGCATTCCGGACGTAACCAACTCGACTGGGCAGCCCACACTCAATGTCGGTGGTCATGGAGCCAAGCCCATCATTGCCGTCTTCTCGATGGACCCGATGGTGTTCAATTTCACCGGGGGTGCGGCAGGTTCTGGACTTTCGATGCAGTGGACGTTCAGCGCTACTTGGCTGAATGGCGGCTCGCCCTATGTTTTTACCTATACGACCGTTTCGGGCGACACGAACGTTGCTACTCTGAGGGGTAATGTCACGACGGCGCTTCTTGCGGACTCCGTTCTCGCGGCGGGCAGCATTCGCTTTGCAAACCACGGGAGCGGAGTGCTCGCGGCCTATCCACGCACAGCGCAGGCCGGGCGGCTCTCGGTGACATACACGTCTGGCGCGGCCATCTGCACGATGCAAACGGTGGCGGCGTCGGCGATAACGGCAGGCAGCCAGCAAACCTTCATCTACAATTATTTGCTAGATGCATGGATTTACAATCCCGGCGGCCTTGTCCAGAGCCTGCCTTTTGAAGCGATCACCGATCTATGCAACCGTGTGGGCGCGCATTGCTGGTGGAACTGGGGTGTCACCAAGGGTGCGTTCGTCACCGCGACGACCAACTTCTTCGCTACTAATCTCACTGCCGGTCTCAGGTTCGGTGGCGAGCTTGGCAACGAACTTTGGAACTCATCCGCCAGTCCTCACGACAAATATAATTCCCTCGGTACGGCGCTCAACTGGCCGATTTCCAGCAACGTTGCCTTCCAAAGTTATGGAGCGCTCCGCACCGCGCAATTTTCGGCATTGATGCGCGCGGCGTGGGTAGCCGCGGGAAAGTCAGCAACTGATCTTTACGTTTTCAACATGAGCCAGCTTGGAGACGATGGGATCGGCGGCAACTTCGATGTCAACCAATTGCGCTGCACCAATCTCAATCGGAGCACGAACACGATCTACGCGACCTACGGCGGCTTGAACGGCAGCGGTGCAGTCTCGGTGGACTACAATGTCTCGCCGAACCGGAACGTAGATTTTCCGGCATCGCAGGCGATTGGCCACGCACCCTATTGGGGATCGCCTTGGTGGCCAGGTAGCGCCGCTGGTATCT